GGCCGGTTCGGTCTATACGGGAAGGCTGGCTACGCCCGCTTCGCGCGGGGCCGGATCGGAGCGCCTAGGAGCTTTTGATTGCGGCCCGTCAGGATGTATTCAATCGAAACGTCGCAAATGGCCGCCAAGCGCGGGATCAGGTAATGAGGGATCGAGGATCGGTTCTCATATTTGCGATACCGATCCGGCGGAATGCCGAGGGCAATCGCCATTTGTTGCGCCGTATAGCCTTTTTCATCCCGCAGGTCGCGCGTGCGTGCGCAAAGCGATTCATTGAAAAGAAGCTCGTCGTTCGATGCCTGGACCATCCTCCAAATTTGCCCGACGAAAAAAGTTGACGCATTAGACATTTTGTCGTTGACGAATTGGACAAATCGTCCAATAGTCAGGGCATGACGAAAACAGCCCCTCACACGACGCCGGAAATCGAAAAGCGCGCTTTGGCCCTCGGAGCCAATCGCGCCGCCGTCTACAAATGGCGCGAGCGCGGCGTTCCCCCGAAATGGCAAATCCTTCTTATCAAGGAATCGGGCGGCAAGATTAAGCCGTGCGATTTCAGCGAGCCTGCGAAAAGCGAGGCCGCCGCATGAACACCTACGCCGCTTCCCCAACCTGCGCCGCCGGCGGACGGCAGGTCAACCACGCTCCGAACCATCAAGCGGCGGAGGGCTCGAAAGAGCGCCATTTTCAAATGGAATTCGGAGAGTCCGCCAACTATTCAGTTACGCCTTCCCGTCTCATTATCGGTTCACTCGCCGGCAATGAAAAAGGCGATGTGAGTCCAACGGTCGGGATCAAATGGACTTACTTGACGCGAGCAGCCGACATAACGAGGCGCGGGGACCGTCAGCAGGCTCGCATGTCCCCACTTCATTCGCGCCGCGTGGCGCTCCACAGGTTCCGGCATTCGCCGGGACATATGCCCTCCTTGGGCGCTTCCTCCCTGACTGCCGGGGCTTCGGCCCCGGCTCTTTTCAGGAGCCTTTTTACCAATCGCCGCGCCACCTCCCCGATGCTTCCCCAAGTCTCGCTGGTGGCCCCGTCGCGCTGTTCACTCAATCAATCCTCCGTTGCTCTGTTCGACATGAGCAATAGGAGCACAGTTCATGTCGGAAAAATCCGAAAAGTCGTCGGAGCGTAAAATGACGGAGTTGGCCGAAGCGCAGTTGATCGTCGCTGGCGTCGCCGGTCCCGACGGATCGGCAAAGGAGCGTGTCTTGCGCGCCTCGCGCCTGCTGTCGCGCCTGTCGTTCAGCCGCGTCCGCGATCTTTTCTACGCCGATCCGCGATGCCGCGTCCGCGCCGACGAACTCGACTATCTGCGCCGCATGTCCGCGACCCGCCAAAAGGAAGCCGCAAAAAATGAATTTGCCGAACTGCTGGCGCGCATCGAGCGCGTCGAAACGCTGCTTCGTGCGGGCGCGGACTTTAATCGCCCTCTGGATAATGCGCCGCGCGGCGAGGCTGGCTTTTCTTATCGCTCCATGGATCGATGATCGATGAAAACCGTCAAAAACGCCTCGGATAAGATCGGAAACGTCTATTTCCTAGCGGATGAAGGCCACGCCATTAAGGTCGGCTTCGCTGAGAATGTTGACCGCCGTATATGTGGCATCGGTACATCCACCCATCGCGAACTTCTTTTAATCGGCTCCTTGGTTGGAACAAGGAGGGATGAGAGGCGCGTACATGAAATGCTTTGGGATTACCACATTCGCAGAGAATGGTTTGCCGATTGTGTTGAAGTGCGCGGCGTCATCGATGCAATTTTGGCCGACGGTATTCCGCCTCAAGAAGATCGCCCGGAAGATATTCAGGTCACAGATGAGACGCATCAGGCGATTAAATGGGCTCGGAACCTTGTAAGAGAAGAGGTACGCGGGGCTGGAGATTTTCTTGAGGCCGCGCGACGTGCAGCACGTAAATACAATATATCTTATGCGATAATGTGGAGCCTGCTTTATCGCCCTCCGCGAGATATTGGCGCGTCCGTCTATTTTAAGCTTAAAAACGCTCAAATTACTCATTCGGCTCTTGTGCGCGCGGCTGCTTCTCTGGCTGGCAAGGACGATTAAGTGACGATGGTTTCCTTCTTCATCCCCGGCGAACCTGTCGCCTTCGCCCGCGCCGGCGCCAACGGCGCGCAGCGGTTCACGCCAAAGCGCCAGCGCGATTTCATGGCGCTCGTCAAGCTCGCGGCCTGCCGGTCCATGGTCGCGCAAGCGCTCATGACCGGGCCGGTAGCGCTGAACATTCGCGCGTCCTATGTGCCGCCCGTCTCCTGGTCGAAAAAGAAGACCGCTGGCGCGACGTGGCGCGCGGCCCGGCCTGACGCCGATAATCTGGCGAAGATCATCGCCGACGCCTTGAATACCATCGTCTACGCGGATGATGCGCAAATCGCGAGCCTCACGGTTCGGAAGATTTACGGGCCGGTGGCGGGCGTTTCGGTTTCCGTCGTCTGCCTTGAAGACGCGGATTTTTCCGATTTCACGAATTCCACGATTGCCGATGCGTCGGATCGTGGTGGGGCGGTGGAGGGAGCTCTACAGGGGGGCGCCCTCCATTCCGCCGCGTAGAGAGCGCGGGCGGCCGGGCGAAAGCCTGCATTTGTCTGACCCTCGGATGCGCGGCCGCCCGCGCGACCTTCCGAGGGCCGATCAAAACGAGGGTCAAAACTATGTCGATTTCTCTGAAAGACCTCAGAAAGGTGCGCGCCACGCTTCCGCCGCGCATCCTGATCTATGGCGAGCCCGGCGTCGGCAAAACGTCGCTTTCCGCCAGCTTCCCGTCGCCCGTGTTCTTGCAAATCGAAGACGGGACGCCCGCCGATGTCGAGCTGGTTTCGTTCGGCAAGCTGGACACTTTCGCCCAGGTCATGGACGCGCTGGCCTCGCTCTACCAGGAGCCGCACGACTTCAAGACGCTTGTGCTGGATAGCATATCCGAGCTTCAGCGGCTCGTTTTCGCCGAAACGTGCAATCGCGGCGACGACAAGGGCAACAAAAAAAACAACATCGAGGATTTCGGCTACGGCAAGGGCTACGTCTACGCGCAGCGCATCTGGCAGGAAATTCTCGACGGCGTGAACGCTCTGCGGCGCGACCTCGGGATGACCGTCATTCTGATCGCACATTCGACCATCGAGCGTTTCGACGATCCCGAAAACACCTCCTACAACCGATGGGCGATTGATCTGAATGGCAAGTCGCTCGGCATGATCGAGCGCGACATGGACGCCATTTTTCTGGTCAAGCGCGGCGTCACCGTCAAGAAAGAAGATCAGGGCTTCAAAAAGGAGCGCGCAGTCGCCGATGGCGGCTCGACGGTCTTCATTCACACCGAGGGCCGCGCCGCCTTCGACGCCAAGAACCGCTACAACCTGCCGCCGAAAATCAAGTTCGACAAGGGCCAAGGATACGAGGCGCTCGCACCCTACCTGCCCGGCGGCGCTCCCGAAACCTCAGATCAAAAGGCGGCTTGACCATGGCGCACCTTGGCGAAACTTTCGACCCCGATTCCGTCGAACCGCGCGAAAGCATCGAACCTGTCCCGGCTGGCGAATATGTCGCGGAGATTGTCGAATCCGATGTTGTGGACCTGAAGTCCGGCAAAGGTCGCGGCGTCAAATTGACGCTAAAGATCGTGGAAGGCCAGCTTGAGGGCCGGCGCATCTGGGACCAGATCAACTTCCGCCACGAAAACGAAGTGGCGCAAAAGATCGGACAGCAGACGCTCGCCGAGCTTTGTTCGGCCTGTGGAATTCGCGGCCCGCTGGAGGAAACCGAGCACCTGCACGGCAATCCGATCCGCGTCCGCGTCGCCATCGAAACCGACAAGTCCGGCAACTATGGCCCGCGCAATGTCGTCAAGAAATACGGCGTCCATGACCACGCCAGCGCGCCCGCGCCGCGTCAGGCGCCCGCCCGGCAGGGTGCGCCCGCGCCCGCGCCCGCGCCGGCCAAGGGCGCCAGCGGTGGCGCGATGCCCTGGCGCCGATGATCCTCTGAACTCATAGGCCGGGCATCGCGCCCGGCCATCATCCCGAAACCCAACACGAAACAATCGTTTCTGCGAACGATGCAGGCTTGCCAAATGACTGCTCTTGAAAACCCGCGCGCCGTCGCCGGCGCCAATAACCCGCCCTCGCCAATCGACATGGCGAAAATCACCTTCGACGCGCTGGCCGGATATCTGAAAAACCGGCCCGTCGTTCAGACGTTGGACGAGGCCAAAGAGGCCAAGCTGTTCATCGACCGCGCCAAGGCGTCGCTGGACGAACTCGAAAAAACCCGCGACGGGATCGTTCGTCCCCTCAACGAAAAGGTGAAGGGGATCAATGCCGAATTTCGCGAGGCGCGCGAACCTCTCGAAAAGCTCCTGAACGAAGTCAAGGCGCGGCTGGATCGGTTCATTGACGCCGAGGAAAAGCGCCGGGCCGCCGAGGCGCGCGCCGCTCAAGAGGCGCTGGCCGAAAAGGAGCGGCTGGCGCGTGAAGCCGAGGCGCGCGAGACCGAGGCCAAAGAGGGCGCCGAAGTTGGCGAGTTTACCGACGTCGGCGCGGCGACATTGGAGGCAGATGCGGCTTTCGCCGAAATGGAGCGCGCGCAACGCGCGGCGGAAATCGCCGAGCGGGATTCCGCCGTCAAGATCGTCGGCGGTTTTGGCCGCGCGCTTTCGCGCCGTACAACCGAAGAATTGATAATCGAGGACGCGGCCAAGGCGATCAAGGCCATTCTCAAAGAGCGCGGGGGCATCCTGCCAGAAAAGATCGCAGACGCGATCAAGACGGCGGCGCGCGATTATCGCAAGGCCAAGGGAAAGCTCCCCGACGGCGTCACCTCCGAAACTTCGCGGAGCCTGTGACCCATGGCGAAGGTGGAACCCCTCAAATCCCCCGTGGCGCTCGCAATCGAGCGTCACTACGAGGCCAGAGAGACGCCGCGCGACAGCGCCCGCATTGGCGCGTCATCTATCGGCAAGGAATGCGACCGGGTGATCTGGTACGACTTCCGATGGGTCTCGCCTCATGAGAAAATCGAAGGCCGCAAGCTGCGGCTTTTCCAGACCGGCCACCGCGAAGAAGAGCGAATGCTGGACGATCTGCGCGCCATCGGTTGCGCTGTCGCCTCGCTAGATCCATCGACGGGCCAGCAATGGGAGGCGACCTTCGTCAACGGCGTCGTCGTCTCCAAGCTCGACGCCAAGGCAAAGGGCATCCCTGGCGCCGCGAAGGCTCTGCACATCGTCGAATGCAAGACGATGTCCGACAAGAATTTTATCAAGTGGCGGAAGGAAGGGCTCGAAAAGTTCAGCTCGACCTATTGGGCGCAGGTCCAGATCGGCATGGCCGCGCACGGGATCGACCGCACGCTGTTCATGGCCGTGAACAAGAACACCGACGAAGTCGAGACCGAGCGAGTCAAGCCCGATCTTCAAGCCGTCATCTGCCTGGAACTAAAGGCAGAACGCATCGCATGGTCGGATCGGCCGCCGGCCAAGATCGAAAGCTACGCCTGCAAGTGGTGCAAGCACGAGCACGTCTGCCGCTATGACGATTTCCCCCGCGTCAACTGCCGGACCTGCCTGCATGTCACCCTGACGGGCGAAGGCCGCTGGCGCTGCGGATCGACTGGCGCCGAGCTGACGCTTGAGCAACAGAAAGCGGGATGCCCTGCGCATTTGTTCCTTCCCGACATCGTGCCCGGCGAGCAAATCGACGCCGACGAAGACGCCGCGACCGTGACCTATCGCCTTTTGGTTGGCGGCAGGCTCTGGACCGATGGCGTCGACAGCAAAGAGGGATTGCGGCCATGAGGGAAACCATAGCCGTTTGGTTCTCGAATGGAGCCGCCAGCGCCGTCGCCCTGCAAGAGACACTCTCTCGATATGGCGCGACCCATGACGTTCTCGCGCTTAATAACCCCGTTGCTGAAGAGGACGAAGATAATCTTCGGTTCGCGGAAGATGTAGAGCGCTGGCTTGGCGTAACGATTCAATCTGTGAAAAATCAACGGTTCCCTAAAGCATCCGCTGTAGATGTTTGGGATCAAAGGACGGCGATGAGTTTCCCTCACGGGGCGCCATGCACCTTTCATCTAAAAAAAGAGGCCCGCCAGCAATGGGAACTGGAAAACAGAGCCGACTGGCATGTCCTCGGGTTCACGGCAGATGAAGAAAAGCGACATAAGAAATTTGTTCTTTCGGAGCGCAGCAACGTCCTCCCTGTTTTGATCGATGCCAAGCTGACCAAAGCGGACTGCTTGGCGCGCGTCGCTAGCGCGGGTATCTCACTGCCCCGCGTTTATGCCGAAGGCTATCCAAACGCGAATTGCATCGGGTGCGTGAAGGCGACAAGCCCGACTTATTGGAACCTCGTCCGCAACACACGCCCCGCTGTTTTCGCGCATCGGGCGGAGCAATCGCGTCGCCTTGGCGTGAGGCTAACCCGCATCAAAAACAAGCGGATTTTTCTCGACGAATTGTCGCCAGACGCCAAGGGGCGCCTGCTGAAAAACTTTCATGTCGAATGCGGCAACTTTTGCGAAGAAAGATGAATCCATGAAAGACGCCAAGGTTTCCGCCGAGCGCGGCAAGACATTTGAGACGCGCCCGGATTTCAAGATCGAGGCCGTCACGCGTGAGGTGTTCGATCGGTCCATCTCTGTCGGCATTGGGCCGGGAATAACCGCCGTCGTTTCGCTTCCGCGCGTGCGCTGGCTCGAAAGGAAGACGGCATGAGCGACCTGACCGCATACCGCGCGGCCTGCGCCGCCAAGCACCCGCAAGCCCTCCTGCATGGCCTGACGCGCACGCCGGAACTCAACTCGACGCTGTTCGATCATCAACGACATGGCGTCGAGTTTGCCCTTCGCGGCGGACGCGATGCGCTGTTTTATGACACGGGCCTCGGCAAAACCGCGATGATGCTGGAATGGGGGCGCTGCATCGTCGAGGCGGAAAACAAGCCCGTCCTGATGCTGGCGCCGCTGGCGGTCTCTGCGCAGCATGTGCGCGAAGCCGATCGCATGGGCATCGACGCGAAAATATCGCGCTTTGGCGAGCCGCCCGAAACGCCGCGCATCGTTATCACTAATTACGAGCGCCTAGACCGGTTCGATCCGCACGACTATGCCGGCGTCATCCTGGACGAAAGCTCAATCCTGAAATCGTTTACGGGCGTCACGACGCGCAAGCTGATCGAGACCTTTTCGCAGACGCGCTTTCGCCTCGCAGGATCGGCCACGCCCGCGCCGAACGATCACACGGAGCTTGGACAGCACTCGGAATTCTTGGGCGTCATGAAGCAGACGCAGATGCTTACGCGCTGGTTTTTGCACGATAGCGCCGACACTGGCACATGGCGCATGAAAGGCCACGCCGTCGAGGATTTTTGGAGTTGGGTTGCCTCGTGGGCGCGATGCGTCTCCAAGCCTTCTGATCTGGGCTTTTCCGACGACGGTTTCGTTTTGCCTCCGCTGGACGTTCAACGCCATATCATCGCTGCGGATCGGAGCGTCGGCGCCGGCGAAGAAAAGCACGACGGGCAAATGCGCCTGTTCCGCATCCCGGACAGGTCCGCGACGGCAATCCATGGCGAGAAGAGACTGACGGCCAAGGCGCGCGCCGCCAAGGTCGCGGAGATCGTCGCCGGCTATCCTGACGGGACGCCGATCTGCATCTGGGTTGATACCGATTACGAGGCTGAGGCCGTGCGCGAGGCCGTGGCTGGCGTCGTCGAGGTTCACGGCTCCATGTCGCCAGACCGCAAGGAGGAACTGCTGGACGGTTTCTCCAAGGGCGACGTGCGCATCATCCTGACCAAGCCAAAAATTGCAGGCTTTGGCCTCAACTGGCAGCACTGCAACGTGACGATATTCTGCGGACTGTCGCACTCCTATGAGGCGTTTTATCAGGCCGTGCGCCGGTTCTGGCGCTTCGGGCAAAAGCGGCCCGTCACGGCTCATATCGTCGTCGCCGACACCGAGGCGGAAATCGTCGCCAACGTCAATCGCAAGGGCGCCGATCATGGCCGCATGAAAGTCGAAATGTCGGCGGCGATGGCCCGCGCCACTCAATCTCACGAACAGGTAACGAAATATCATCCAGCGCAGCCGGCAACATTGCCAGCTTGGCTTACCGGAGAACGCGCATGACTGCCAACGTCTTCGCCGAAAAGCACGGCAAAACCTTCTCGATTTTCAACGTCGATACAGTCGAATTCACGACGAACATGCCGACGGAGACGATTGACCTGACCGTTTACTCGCCACCTTTCGCGCACCTGTTCGTCTATTCGGACTCCGATCGCGACATGGGAAATGTCGGCGACTATGCCGAATTCAAGGACGCCTACCGGGTCCTTGTGCGCGAGATTATCCGCATCACCAAGCCAGGGCGGATTAGTGCCGTCCATTGCTCGGACATTCCTACGACCAAATCGAAGAACGGCGTCATCGGCCTGTTCGACCTTCCTGCGCTCATTCGCGAAGCGCACGAAGAGGAGGGATGGGTCTACCATTCGCGCGTGACGATCTGGAAAGACCCTGTCGTCGAGATGCAGCGCACCAAGGCGCACGGGCTGCTTTACAAGACGTTCCGCACAGACGCGACGCGATGCCGGGCGGGGATGCCCGATTACATGATGATTTTTCGCAAGCCGATCAACGGCGCGAACGAAAAGACCGTCGATCCCGTCAAGCATGATCCGAACCAACATCCTGTAACCGTCTGGCAGGAAATCGCGTCGCCCGTCTGGATGACGATAGATCAGACCGACGTGCTGAACGCCCGCATCGCGAGAGACGACAAGGACGAGCGCCACCTTTGCCCGCTGCAACTCGACGTGATCGAACGATGCCTGACGCTCTACACCAACCCCGGCGATACGGTCTATTCGCCGTTCCTCGGAATTGGTTCCGAGGGTTTCCAGTCCCTTAGAATGGGCCGCCGCTTCATCGGCACCGAGCTGAAGCCGTCCTATTTTCGGCAGGCTTGCAAATATCTTGAAGAGGCCGAACGCCTCGGACCCTCGCATGATCTGCTTTCCGATCTTGGGAGGACGGCGTGACGCATCTTCGTCCCTACCAGGAGGAGGCGATCTCCTCGATCATCGACTATTGGGCCGGCGGCGGCGGAAACCCGCTCTGCGACATGGCGACGGGCACGGGCAAAAGCGTCGTCATCTCGACGCTTGTTCGCAGGCTGATAGAGGCCGATCCAGACGTCCGCATTTTGATGCTGGTTCACGTCAAGGAATTGGTCCAACAGAACGCCAATGTGCTCCTGCGCTCATGGCCGCAAGCGCCCATCGGGATCAATGCGGCTGGACTTGGCCGGCGCGACAAGCGTTCGCAGATCCTCTACGCCTCGATCCAGTCCGTCGCCAAAGAGGACGCGCATTCGCTTGGGCCGCGCCATGTCATCATCGTTGACGAAGCGCACCTGATCCCCAAGAGCGGGAACGGGCAATATCGCAAGCTGATCGACAAGATGAAGCTCGCCGTGCCAGGCCTGCGCATCGCTGGCTTTACCGCGACGCCCTACCGGTTGGACAGTGGCCGGCTGGACGACGGCGGCGACGCGCTCTTTGACGACGTGGTCTATTCCTACGACATCGGACGCGGCGTCGATGACGGTTATCTGTCGCCGCTCACCTGTCGCCGCACGGGCGCCGTGATCGACGTTTCGGAAGTCAAGCGCGCCGGTGGCGAATTCGTTGCGGGGGCTCTTGAGGCCGCCGTGAACAAGGACAGCGTGACGCAGTCCGCTTGTGACGAAATTGTCGCCAAGGGCGCGGATCGGCGCGCGTGGCTCGCCTTCTGCGCTGGCGTCGCCCATGCCGAGGCCGTGCGCGATGCTCTGCGCTCGCGCGGCGTCCATGCCGAGATGGTCACAGGCGAGACGCCGAAGGGAGACCGCGACCGGATCATCCGCGATTTCCGCGAAGGCCGGATCAAATGCCTGACGAACGCCAATGTTCTGACGACGGGCTTCGATGCGCCTATCTGCGACCTGATCGCCATGCTTCGTCCGACGCTCTCGACCTCGCTCTATGTCCAGATGCTCGGACGCGGGACGCGCCTCAACGAAGGCAAAGCCGACTGCATTGCCGAAGGTCAGCTTGTTCTGACGGACCACGGACTTATCCCCATCGAACTTGTAAAAACATCAATGAAAATATGGGATGGAGTGGAATATGTTTCTCATTGTGGTGCTGTATTTCGCGGGGAACAAGAGGTAATTTCCTATGCCGGAATCACAGCGACGCCCGATCATAAAGTCTGGACGAAAGAAGGTTGGCGCTCCTTTGGGGACTGTGCCTTGGCACGCACTCCCATCGCGATTACCGGAGATGGACGGTCGCCTGTTCGGGAGGCTGAAGGTCGTTTCTGGAGAGATCGTGCGGAAGAAGGAAAAGGGGCGCGCTCATGTGCGGGTCGAATGCACGACTTGCGGGGAGCTGTCTCTGAAGGATTTGACTTCGCTCAACGCCGGGTCCGCTGGCTGCCGGAAATGTGGGAACCCTCGGTCCGCGCCGAAATGGCTGGTAATGCGCGCGATCTCAGCGAAGCAGAGATGCACAAACCCGAACGACTTAGCTTTCGAGCGCTATGGCGCACGAGGAATAGAGTTTCGGTTTCAGGGTCCGACCGATATGGCCGTATGGGTTCAAGAGAACTTGGGCCTGCGCAGAGAATTGGAGATCGATCGGATAGACAACGCTGGTCACTACGAGCCTGGGAACCTTCGTTATTCGACTGGCACGCAAAACTTGGCGCATACACGAAGGCGCATGTTGACGGCGCAATTGCATTTGTTTCGAGATCGTTTTCCGCAAGCAAAATATGCAGACGCGACAATCAGGCGACTAGTTGGGCTTGGCCTTTCTCTGGACGAAATCAACGAACGGTTCTTCAATCTCCCATCGTCAAAACCAAAAGGCGTGTATGGGACATTCTCAACGCCGGACCCCTTCATCGTTTCACTGTTGAAGGACTCTTAGTCAGTAATTGCCTCGTTCTGGACTTCGCGGAAAACGTGCGACGCCATGGGCCGATCGACGCCATCCATATCAGTGGGCGCGGCTCCAAGGGCGACGGCGACGGCCGTACCGAGGTGGACGCAATCAAAGCCAAAGCGTGCCCGCATTGCGAAACGCTCGTTTCGGTTCGCGTCTATGAGTGCACGGGTTGCGGCTACGAGTGGGAGCGCCCGGCCGAACCAAAGCACCATGCGCGCGCGGATACCGACGCCGCCGTAATGTCGCGCGAGATTGTGAACCGCTGGCTCCAGGTCGCGAGCGTCGACGCCGCGCGGCACGAAAAGCCCGGCTCCATTCCGTCGATGCGCGTCGAGTATTACGTCGGCGTCACCGAATACAAGGAATGGGTTTGCGTCGAACATCCCGGCTTTGCGGGCGCGAAGGCCGCGAAGTGGTGGCGAGCCATCGTCGGGACGCCAGCGCCAGCCAGCGTCGCCGACGGCGTCGCGCGATTGGCGGACGAGGCGCACATTCTCGCAATCACGATCCAGCGAGACGGGAAATATTGGCGCGTGAGCGCCTGGCGCGTACGGCGCCCGGACGGGCGGATCGTCGAGATTGACGACAAATTGAACGCGCGGCCAGTGGCGCTGCAAATCGTGAGGGAGGCGGCGGAATGACAATCCTCCTCGGCGAAAAGCGCGACCTTGAGCCATTCACCTGTTGCGTCTGCGGCAGGCGCGCCGGTCCGCGCGGCGTCTGTTCAAAGGTAGGCCTGCCGATCGGATGGATCTGCGACAATCCCGACTGCCTCCCTCTCGCTGAAAGCGTTTATCACATGGCGGCCAAGCATCTCGACCGATACGAAGAAAAGGCCATTGACGAGGCGGCGCGACAGACTTTCGACGCTTTCGCCGAAGTCCTCCTGAGCGCGCTCTGGGCCAACGGCGTGCGCAACCTGGAAGACATGGACGGCACGAAGTTCAAGGCCGTCGCCGACGCCGCGCAAAAGGCGCCCGAACTGCAGCGCGTCTACGAAAGCTTCCTGCTCGCCTATGGCGAATCCGTGCGTCAGCAAATCTCGACAGGAACGGCTCCATTCTGATGACCGACTTTTCACCCTATGCGACCGTTGGCGCCAAGCTGATCGAGCGCGGCTATTGCGCCATTCCAGCCGCGCCCGGCACGAAAGCGCCCGGCATGGTTGTCGGCGGCCATTGGGTGAAAATGACGGACTGGACGCGGCGCTATTTGTCGCGCCTGCCATCGGAGCGCGAAACCGACACATGGAGCAACGTCGCCGGTGGCGGCGTCTGCCTCGTCACGGGACGCGCGTCGGGCGGCGTCGTCGCTATTGATGCAGATACGGAGGACGCGGCAGAGGCCATGCGGCGCGCCCTGCCATACACGCCCGCCCGCAAGCGCGGTCAAAAAGGCGAGACCTCGTTTTACCGCGGCGAGATCGAAAGCAAGCCGCTAAGCCGCAAATTGCCGGACGGACGGTCCGAGCGACTGGTCGATATCCTTTCCGAAGGCCGGCAGACGGTCTTGCCGCCGTCGATCCATCCCGAAACAGGCAAGCCTTACATCTGGATCGGCGAGGCCGCGCTCGAAGACATCGCGATCGAGGACTTGCCTGAACTGCCAGCGAACGCGCTGGAGATGATCGTCGCGGCGCTCAAGCCCCTTGGGTACGTCGCCGAGGTGGATCGCAAGGCCATCGCGGGGCGCGCGCCGGCCGGTGACGACAAGACGCCGTTCCGCCTCCTGAACGAGCATGCCCTCGCCAATCTCGACGCATGGATTCCGAAACTGCCGCTCTATCGCCTGCGCAAGACGCCTGCAGGATGGGAGGCCGTCGCGGACTGGCGCGCGTCCTGCACAGGAAAGCCTCTCGACAAGCGCAAGCTTAATCTGAAAATCACGCCGGGCGGAATAAAGGACTTCGGCGCCGATCATGGCTATACGGCCATCGACCTCGTCACGGCCTGCAATTTTTGCTCCGATCCGAACCGGGCTTTCGAGTGGTTGGCGGAAATCACGCGATGGGGATCTGACACTTTCCATGATCCAAAGCCGCGCGCGACCATCGAATTCGGCGGCGTCATGGCCGATGCGGAGACCGGCGAGATTATCGAGGCGCCAGCGCCGACGATCTTTCACGATCCCAAGCCGCGCGCGCGCAAAGATGACAAACCCAAGACCTCGCGCCGGCCGCCATGGCTCGACGGGATAGACCCCGCGCGTTGCCCCGGCCTTGTTGGCAAGATCGCGGATTGGATCGTCGCCACGGCGGATTTTCAGCAGCCGCTGCTTGCCATGGGCGCCGCGCTGTCCATTGTCGGGACCGTGGCCGGTAGGCAGCTCTGCGGCCCGACCAAGTCAGGCACGCACCTTTACACCATCGGCGTCGCCTCGACGGGTGGCGGCAAGGACCATCCGCTAAAGTCGATCGGGCGCATCCTTTCGGCGGCCGAACTAAAATGCTTGATTGGAGGCGGAAAGTTCACGTCCGAAACGTCCGTCGTTAATACGGTACTCAATTCGCCGGCCTGCGTTTGCGCCATCGACGAATTCGGCGCTTTCCTGGCGCGCGGCAAGAACCGGCAGGCGTCGACGCACGAGCAGGGCATATCCTCCATGCTGCGCACGCTTTGGGGTTCGTCAGGCGACATCGTGCCGACGACGGAGCGCGCCGGCGAGCGGTTCAAGCTGCTTTATTCGCCAGCCATGACGATCTTCGGGACATCGACATCCAGCGAATTATATGATGCCATATCCGACCAGGACACGCGCAACGGTCTCCTGAACCGATTCCTGATCCTCGAAAATCCAAAGCGCCCGCCAAGGACGAAGCCAGACGCGGATAAAGACGAAGTGCCTGCCGAGATCATCGACGGGCTGAAAAAAATTTACTGGCGCCTTGGTCACTTGGGGGCATCGACCTATCACGGGGCGGGCGACATTGAATTAAAAGCGCGTCCGGTTATGGTCCCATGGCGCGACGAATTTGCAGAACTGGCATTTGATGAACTCCAGGAAAGCACAACCAAACGCATGGACGCCGAGCCAGAGCATGAGCGTTATCTCGTCAGAACGGCGGAAATGGCCGTGCGCCTCGCCACGATTCGCGCCATTGGCATTGATCCGCATGACCCTCGCGTGACCGAAGAAGACATGAATTGGGGCACGGCGCTGGCGCTTCGTTCTGTTGATGCGATGATCGAAGGCGCTACGGATAATATCGCTGAAAACTTTTGGGAGGCGAACGTCAATAAAGTCGTTAATTCTGCGAAAAAGCGTAAAGTTTGTAAAATAAGAGATTTCCAGACCGATACAAA